GCAGACTTAGTGGGAGTGATGTCTGGTGCATTGAAGTCTGCAGTGGGTTCAGGACGACGTGATTGGAAGTCAGGAGTATAAGATCCACGACCTTCACTCTCATCCTCCAGTTCTTCATCCATGGCACGGCGGGTAGACTTTTGACCCAGAACCATCTTGAGACGGTTCTGCAGTTGATCGTAGTCCTTAAACTGATCGGTAGCAGTGATGGCACTCAAGGAATACTCTTTCTTCCACAGTGCTTCAAGAGCATCATCATCCTCCAGAAGAGGTGCAACCTTATCAAACTCGGATGAGTCATAGTTCCAGTAACCCTGGACCTTCTTCAGTTTCAGTTTGAAGTTAGCACCACCCCAGAAGTCAAAGGGGTTGATAGGAGTTTCATCTTCAAACTCAGGTTGCATTGCCTCCATGATCTTATCAAAGATCTTTTTGCCAAACTTGTACAGGAAAACCTTACCCTCGTTCTGTGGGTTTGCTTTGTCCTGCACAACATAGATGTTGGCATAGTAAGACAGTTTGCGTTTCTGCTTACGAACGGTGTCCTTATCAGAGTCAAGACCACTGTTCCACAGTTCACGATTGTACTCAGACACAGGGTCTTTCTGTCCCAGAGTAGTCAGGGAGTTCTCGATATACCAACCACCAGGACCTTGAAAGGCATGGGAGTACATCTTTGCCCAAGGGAGTTCTTCTCCATTTGGTGCGGGCAGGAAACGGATGACTGCATAACCGTTACCAGTCTTATCCATTTCAGGTTTCCAGAGACGGTCATCTCCACCGCTACTGGTATTGTTCATCTTCTCAACTTCTTTTACCAGTTTAGAAGTCAGCGAACCAAGAGAAGATTGCTTTTTAAGGTCTGCGAAAGACATAGGATTACCTCGGATTTGTACGGATTTGGCTTGTGTGTACCCTTATATTCTATAGGTCAGGACCAGACTTGTCAATCTGTTCCTTCATCACCTCAAGCATTTTTGTCATGTTATTAAACACAACGTTCATATCGGTCCCATCAGGGAGACCCATCATCTTAGCAGAGTCAATGATGTTATCTTTCATCTGCTTTGCTTCAGGATCATCAGACAAACTCAATCTTGTAAAAAGGATGCGTTGTTTGTCAATTAATTTTTCAAGTAATGCTACATGAAACTTTTTTTCTTCTTTGTTCATGGATGGAAATTTGAAGACATTACCATAAACTTCTTCTTGAAGTTCCTGGATTTCTGTCATTTCCGCCCTAACTACCTCAGAGTTAAAGAAACTCATTCTTCAGCAGTTTCTTCTTCAACTTCAGTCTCTTCTTCAACCTCAGCATTAGATGCCTCGATTTGAGAGAGTGCATCAATCGCACCAAGAACTTTCAGGTAAGTGACGCGAAGATTTTCAAGTTGCTGTTCCATTTCAACTCTCTGCTTTTGCAGATTCTCTAATACTTCAGAATTATTAAGTGCCATGAATAATAACCTCTTTTAGAATTTTTTTGTAACGGGGTACATTGATATTTAGGAATGGAGAATACTTCTTCATTTTCATGCTTACGGATTCCCATACCGGGTCAGTGAGTTTTTTATCCCACTTCTCTTTGTAATCAAGAATATAATTCAAAATTACCATAGTTTCAAGTGAAACTTTACCACTCAAATATTCTTTGAGTATTTGAGGATGTCTTGAACCATCCATACTAAACATAGCATCAAAGTCATTGTCTGCAAAGACCAACTCTGATTCTTGTTTGAAGAGATATGAAAGAGATTGAGTTCTTTTTTTCCATTCAGTGTATCTACTTTCACCATTGCGTATCATTTCTCCTATCCAAAGCTTACTTGGATCAGTGCAGGTGATAAAGTTTGATATAAAGAACTCTTCTACTTCTTTGTCTGATTTAGATCGTGCAAACTTTTCAAACCAAAAGCGATCTTTACGTTTATAAAAAGATTGCACAGTCGCACGACTTTTACCACAGTATTTGTGGTAATCATACTTGTCCTTGGTGAAGTGGTTCTTCATCGACAAGTAACAACGATAGGCATCAAACGGCATCATCAAAAAACTAATAAGGGGATTTTTTGCCGGAAAATTTTTTTGCCCTTTTTTGGAATTAAAGGGGCAATTTGGCGCGGGAACTGCGCTTCAAGAAATTAAGTTCCATTGCTTGATACTTAATCTTTTCTTTCAGCGGTTTGGAGATAAGTTTAGGCACTGACTCTAAGTCAATACTATTGAGATCACAAAAGTGAACGATAGCATCAATATAGTTCATATCAGCGTTTTGTTGGACCAGAGATTCTATTTCCTGCGCGAAACGAGAAGGGCAAAAGAATTTACTTTCCAATACTTTTTCTAGTTCATTCTCCATTCTCTGTCCTAAGATTGTGAGATACAAATTCTTTAATGTAACGAACTAACAATTTAATATAGTCCCCTTTGTTTCTTTTGTCAAACACCTTGACATCGCCACCAGGTGTGACCATGATCGTGATCAGTTTTTTGACAGGGA